AACGGTATGTACCTCTGTTGCTATAGCTGTCAATCTATGGAATGCGTATGTATGATCTGTACTTGTAGTTTCAAGTAGCACTCCAAAATCTTTTGGTAGTGTTGCAGTTACGCCTGTAATAATGACAGGCTTACCAGCTCCTCTACCGTTTGCAATAGTGACTGTTCCGGAGGAGGGGACAAGATCTGTTGATAGAGCTTGAATAGACACAATAGTGCCATTCCCATTATTGATATCCGGATTAGCGTCGGGAAAAGATGTTTCATTTGTAACAGGTACAAATCCACCAACTTCCTCTATAAGGTCAATTATTCTTGCATTAATAGCAGCAGTAGTAGCTACATAGTTATCTGAGGTAGACCATGCCATACCACTAGATATTGTTTCACTAGAGTCCTGTCTGAAATACCTTGCGTCAGATTCTGTTTCTGTAAAGTATCTACCGTCAAGAGTTCCAGTTTCTATGTCTTCTGCTTTAATTGAGCCGTTAGGGATGTTGGCTGAGTTTACGGTTATAGTGCTAGGTAATAAACCTGTAGCCAATTTGATAAAAGGTATAGCTGCGTTATCACTTATGTCGTCACCAACAATAGTTCCGTCTTTAATTTTACTAGAGGTTATTTGACCATCTCTAATATGGTGGGTAACTATATCATTCCTACTTTCCTTAATTCCATGTCTAATTAGTTGCTCTATTGCATTAAGATCAGATGCTCTAATTGAAGACCCGGGATGGAAAGTTACTTGTGGTGTAGCTATGTTAGTTTCACTATAAATATGAATAACATTGCTACTTGTATATGTATCTCCAAATTTTATTGAAGTTCCATTGTTTGGTATGTGGTATTGACCTGTGCTTGGCGAAGCACTATTTGTAAATGTAAGTGGATTACCTCCATCAATTCTTACCTTGATGTCGGTTTCGTTTAAATATTGAGTTGTAAAAGGAAGGGTGGTGGTGCCATTCCCTGTCGTAAATTCTTCAGTTTTTGTTGCCATTGGTTGACCACCATTATTTTCTTATGCCGATAATGCTTTCATAAACTTCTCTATCGGTTTTTACGTTTTTAACTTTTTGCTCTTTTTCTAATTCTCTAAGTTTTACAACTGCTGGGTCATTAATTATTGATGCCCAAGCTTTCTTTTTAGCTTTATCAAATTCTCTAGCAATTATCTTGTAATGAGGGTACTCTCTGGGATCTCTCCACTTCATACCATTCTCATTGTGATAATTCATTTGAGCTATAGAAACCTGTATGTTTCTGCTCTTAGCTAAATTATTAAATATTAACTCTAGGTTCTGGTCACCCATTGCCTTCTGGAATAATGATCTTATTTCTGGAGAATCAGATAGATCTGTTCCATCAGGAGCTGTAAAACTAAGTGCTTTTAAGTCATATCCACTATTAAATATCAACTCTCTACCCGGTGAGTAGTCGAGGTTGAAGTTAACAGGTGAAACCATGTTAAACATACGAACCATAAAGTTATGATCTTTAATTGGTTTACCAGTTAAGATGTCGTATTTAACAGGAAGACTAGAAGCAAATTGGTTTCTGTTAGCAATAGAACTGAATATGTCAGAGCCTAATTCTTTTGTATATGGATTTAATACTTTACCTATTTCATTTCTAAGACTAGATAGTGGTAGTTGGTTGTTTATTAGTGAAGCAATAATTCTGTTTTGCTGTCCGGGTTTACCAGAAAACAAATCAACAAATTGCTGCATACCAGCTAGATAAGATTTAGAAGTAATAGTTCCAGCGATAGCCATACTTAACTTCATAAAGTTATCTTCTGCCCATTCCTCTCCCATGAGGTCCATGTGATCTCCGATATCACCAACTAAGGCAAGTATCTGGTTGAATGGTTCAAATGCGTCATAACTTACCCATGTCCTACCAAGTTTGATAGTCCTAGGTTTCCAACCCATATCTGTCCAAGCTTGTCTCTTCTTTCTATCTGTTGGTCCATTACCTGAAAGGTTGCCACTTAAATACATCCAGCTTGCCATGGACATAATCATGCCACCCATAGCCATTCTTCCCTGACCAACAGCTTTAGCAGTCTGTAAATCAGCGATGTTATTAATACCGTATTTCTTTAAGTTACTTAGATCAGCAGTAAGAGGTGTAAATTGAATATCTCTAAATTCTTTAACTAATAGGTTTAAACCGGGAGTATGTTTAGCTGTTAAGTTAAGACCGTTGATACCTGTTCTAGCGAATAGGAAGAATGGTCGAGCCCATGGTGCTTCTTTAAATGCGTTGTCTAAATGCTTAGCGAAACCATCTAAGTCCTGAGTCAGGGTTGCTTCCTTCTTCATGTACTTAGCCATTTCATCTGTTAGATTTCCTTCAGCATCAAAGATTTGACTTTGGAACTCATCTTCATATCTCTTGAACATCGTGGCATCAAAGTTAACGAAGTCACCCGCAGGCAAATCATCGGTAGCTTTTAAGAAAGCCTTTTCTCTAGCTCTAGCACGTCCAATAATTAATCCAAATGCGTCGTCAGTCGACTGCATTATTTTTGTGGAGTAGGTTAAAAATCTATTATCGTTAGCCCATCTAGCCATATTTGCCATACGGAAGACTAGCTTGTCTTGAAAGTTTCCTCTAGTTTCTGCCCAATGACCATACATATTCCATTGGTCATTCTCTTTATTAACATCAAAGAATCTAGTGTTAGGTCCTCTAAGTTCTCCTGACCAATAGGAGTTTAGTCTTGTTTTAAATAATTCAAATGCTTCAGGTATAGATTCTTTCATAGCATTTAAAGATGCTAAGCCTTGTCTTGCCTGTCTCCAGTTTCCTTTCATCGCACCACCAAGAACTAGAGCCATAGGTCTAGTAAATGTTGCAGTCGATGTACCCATAATTGCGCGGACTGATGTTTTAGGTCCTGACAATACTGAGTGAGTAAACATAGAGCCAAACTCTCTCATTAAGACACCCATCTGTTTCTTACTACCTTTCCATTCACCACCACCTAACTTAATTCTCATCCAATTATCTAGGTCATCGAGGTTCTGGATACTCTTAGCCATAGAAACAGCTTCAAATATAGTCTTAAATAGTTCGTCTCCTCCTTGTTCTGGAGCTACTTTTAGTGCGATTCGGAAAGCATCTATACTTTGCTGTACCCTAGCTTCAACAGCTTCATCAATAGTCTTTGCTCTATTTTTATAGTTGATAGTTTTAGGGTCTATACGAGCATCTAAATCTCTCAACATCTGGGATGTCTCAGCTTTTTGTATAGCTCTTATTCTTAAACCAGCTATTAACTTCTCAACTAACTGTTGAGCTGGTCCATCTATATCACGTAAATCATATAAATTTTCTAATTCACGTCCAATAATTCCTAGAGATCTGATTTCTCCTAACAAAGTTCCATTTACGATGTCGATAGTATGTGCCATCGCTGGGTGTGTGAAGTCATATTTGTACTCGCCTTCACTAATAACTCTGTTATTTGTAACCTTTTTCCAGAACTCTTCAGGAGTCATGTCGGAGGTCATTCTGCCTTCATATACTTCCTTAGCAAATTCAGCATGTTTAGCGTAAAACTGTTCTTTAGGAATACCCTGCCTAGCAGCAGTCTCATCCATAGCTTTGAAATAGTTTTCACTAATACCCCTTCTAAGTACTTTCATTATCACGTCTCTTGCTTCTCCAGAACCACGCATGATTCCAAAGATTTCTGAGTTAGATAGTACACTTCCTGCTGCACCTTCTTCTGCACCAAACTCTTTGTTAACTCTATTTAGTGCATCACTAGCTCCTTCAACTGACTCATTTGATGTAGCGTTAGCTTGATGTCTACCGTTTAATTGCTCATTCTTATATGAACCATATCCAGCATTTTTCTTTTGTTGTTGTCCTACTTCTACAGTTTGGTCTCTAACACTATCAGCTCTTTCACCTTTATTAAGATCACTAAAACCACCTTTGTTAAAAATAGTTTTACCTGTTTTTTCATCTATTGATTTAACGGCGTACTGCGCTCCAGTACCTACAATGTCAAATACACCATCAACTATATTTCCTAAGAACATACCTTCAGCTACGTTCTTAAACCTTTTCATCATTGGATGTTCAAGATCTTTAGTAGCAAGTGGTGTGTCTATAAAACCAACACGGTCTCTTAACATTCCACCTACGTTACTTTCTAATGAAGTAATAGATAGAGCATCAAACTTGACACCAGACAGAGATCCTTTAGCTATTGTTTTAGCAGTAATCTGTCTTGTTTTTCCTAATAATTTAAACGGTTTTGTAAATGCTATTTTGCCTGCTTTAATCCTTGCAAGTCTAGAAACAGCAGCAGCTTTGTTTACAACCTGTACTCCTTTCATAGTGCCTTTCATTGCACCACCAGCCCATCCTCCAACAGGGATAGCAAGAGTAGTTCCTACATGAGTTATTCCACGAATTAAACCACCCCACCAAGTTTTAGTTTGTAGTGGGTCATCTTTATCTTCCATCCAATCATCCCACTCAGGTTGATAGCCAGCTTCAGTCTTAGCTTCTTCTGCCATCTCTCCTGAGAAGAGATCTATTAATTGTTCTGGTAGTGTGATGATAGATGCTGCTGTATCTCTAGCTCCTAAATAAAGAGCTTTAGGAATTTCAGTAGCATAATCTCCAAAAGTTAATGGTTTCTCAGCTTCAGCTTTTGCGTCTAAAGCTTTTTGGTTTTCTAAAACTTGTTGCTCATATAGAGCTTTTTGCTCTTTCTCTTTTTGTCCTTGTTCTTCGAGAGACTGAATTTCGGAGAGGTCGAGTTCCGTCCCCGAAAATAAATCTGTTTTGTCTTCCATTAATTACCACGGTAATGTTATCTCTCTTATGAATTACTAACCTCGGCTAAGCTAATTCAGGGCTTACGAAAGATGGGTCATTATAGATGCTAAGCTCAACATCTTCATTATCTAAATTGTTATGGGATATATATGCTTGTAAGGTTTTTCCATTATTTGTAAAGCCTTTTAAGAAATCCATAGTATTTGGATTATTTTTGATTTCCTTTTCTAAATCGGATTCGTTTCTACTTTGATATTTGACTGTTTTAGGAAAACCAAAATTGGCATCACTTTCCATCATCATTTTATATTGAGTTTCTACAAACTCCAAAGGGTCCATTATCCCATTTCTTCTTGCAATGTCTTTGTAGATATTGGGTACATTTTTCCAAGATCTGTTTTTATCTTGCCCCCATTCCATGAGACTTTTCATATATTCTTTATCTATCTTTATTACTTCACGTTTCCAGTTACTATCTTCAGCTTGCTCCATTCCATTAAGAACATTTTCACCATAGACTTCATTACCTTCGATCATTTTATCGTAGGCTTCATCACCATAGTTTTTCTTATATCTACCGTAGTCAGTAGTCATGGCAGCATTAACCCATTCTTCATTTTCAATCTTCTCTTGTACTTTTGCCCAAGCAAGTTTATGAGCTTCGTCAATAGTCCGAGAATCAGATGGTGTACCAGCTCTGTCGATAAAGCTCCTATAAGTGTCTTTGTATAATTCAGTAATATTAGATTGCATAGTTAACCACGCAATAGATTTAGACTCCAACTCACCTAAGTTACTATTCATAGCTTGGTTAGTTGCAGCTTTAATATTCGTTAATACGCTCTCATCAAATCCAGCATTGGCATTGTAGGAAGTTGCTAATTTATCTTCATACTCTTTTCTGACAGTATTACTTACGTTTTGTAATTGATAGTCAAATAAAACACCATCTTGTACTTCTAACTGGTTATTAAGAAATCTTCTTGCATCATCATTTGGGAGGTGTCCTCTTAAAGAATCTTCAATTTCAGCAGGAACGTATCCATATTTTTGCTTAAAAATCTTACGGATTTCTATTTCTTCAGCTTCACCAATATTCTCTCTGTCGCTAGTAATACTATCTACCCAGAAAGATATTGTTTGGTCATACTTAGCTTGTTCAGAATCTTTAGATTTTTTATGAGCATCAATAAGTTTACCTTCGATACCTTCAAATTCATTCCAGCTTAATAGTGTACGTTCAACACCATCATGTCCTTTAAATGTTGTATTTATAAGTCTAAGAGCATCTTGTGATGTAATACCACTTTCATCATCTTCGACAAGTGAAATTAAGTTAGCAACAAAAGCATTTCTAGCTGTAGCAGCGTCCACATCGTAGTTGGACATGTAGGTAGTAATCCATTTGTTGTAGCCATCAATTTTTGCAGCAGGACTAGCAACTAATAAATTGGTTTTTAAGAGGTCTCTATCTTTTTCACCTCTCTCAGCCCACCACATCTTTTCCTTTAAAGCGACACGTTTCTTTCGCCTTGTCTCATCAAAGGTATCAATTTCAGGTTTAGCATACTCAGCAATAAGAGCTTCATTTACGCCAGCAAACTTTAGACCAAACTCACGTTTAATCTTAGTGTCTAGATAAGCTTCTTCTGCTGCTGATAGATTATTTTTAAATCCTCTTCCATCTGGAAGTTTTACTTCGTTGTAAGCTTTGTAGTAGTAGTCAGCATATCCTTTAGCTTCTTTCTTTACGAAAGCTTCTACTGTTTGGTACTGCTCCCACTTATTCATTTTCTGAAACTCACGAGCTGTAATAGTATCGCCAGTTTCTTTTATAAATTCATTTGTAGCAAAGTTTATATTTGTACCATTAACAAATAATTGTTCTCTTTCACCTCTAAAAGTAGCCTGTAATTCTGGGCTAACTCCTTCAGTTAAAATTCTATAGTTTACATCTTTAATAAACTCTGCTCTCTTTTCATCTCTTATTTTCTTTGCAGCGTTAGCAGCATTTTTAGAAAATAGTTTGAGTTGATCGTTTCTTTTTTCTAATAGATTTAATCTATCGTTGTCATTTTGTATGACGCCTTGGAGGTAGTTTTCCTCGCTTGTTCGGATTTGATTATCTAGTCTTTCTTGGCTGGAAGCTAAGTCTACAGCACTAGCATATTCAAATTTTCCCTGTTTAATTCCTTCTGCCATTTAATTCATCCAATCATTGGTGAAGCTATAGTCTGCACTCCAATCAAAACCACCCATATCAAACTCTGTATCAAATGCGTTTGAATAATCCGGCATATCTGACGCAAAATCACTTTGCCAGTCAGTATTACCACCAAATTCTCCTTCTCCAAAGCCACTAGCTACTGCTGATGCAGCTCCAAGAGCAAAGGTCAATCCTGGATTTCCTAGTACTGGTGGGGGATCTGGGATGTCACGTACTGGTTGCAATGCAACTGAACTAAATTCTTTGTTAAGAACATCTTTTAGTTTTATCTGTGTAGACTCATTCGCACGATTCATGTCATATGTAGCATTCATGAGGAATCTAGATCTGTTAGCTTCTACAAGTCCTAGCTTTGCTCTATTTACTAATAAAGCCTTAGCTATATTTGCTCCACTAACTCCACGTTCAGCAGCTCCTACTTCTATATCTCCACCAGTCTTCATCATCTCCATCATGCTCTCATAATTTTTTAAGAAAATTTGGGAGATGTTTTTATTCATACTGATTTGAGTATCTGTATAAGATCTCTGGGCTGCTATGTTTGCAGAGTCTTCATTCTGTTCGTATTGAACTTTCTTTGTTTTATATAAAAGATCGTCACGTATTGCTTTGGTGACACGCATCCGATCTTTTATTTTATATTGTCTGATTTTGGCGTTGTTCTGTTGGTTAACAGCAGCAGCATCTCCTACCGCTCCAAGAACTCCGCTAATCGCTGTTGGTGCGCACACGGGCAAACTCGATAAAGGTCAAATTGTTGGGTCCATATGTAAATTCTTCGAGAAACTGGAACCCTAAAAACTTGAGGAGTTTTAAATGAACCTTGTTTCTTTTATCTACAAAGTTCCATAATTTTTCTTCAGGTCTTTCATTCACAAAACGCTTTGCTTCTCGTGCAAAGGTATGAGGATAGGCATATATAGCTGGTGTACAGAGCATCCAGATTTGTCCATTCTTATGAACTCCTGCCATGCCAGCTAATTCTCCATTGGGTACTTGAAAGTAAACTGAGTCACAGTTATTTACTGATATTGCCAATGCACTTTCTGGGTCAAGTCCATGACCCTCTGTAACCTCCCTATGGTCATCTGGAAGCAAGTTAGATGCCACTTTAATAGCAGCATCCAACGTCGCCGGGAATATATAGTTAGCCAATTTTTTTGTAAAAGTTATCTGTATAAACTCCTTCCCATGTGTAGTTGTGCATGGTTGCTGGAGCTGGGTGTGTAGATTTTATTATTATTGTTGCGTTTATATTACGCTCATATATAGGTATTGTTCTCTGTATTTCATCATCAAAGACTCCCGGACTATTAGCTAGTACTGTGTTAGCCGGTGTAACTTCAAATAGTTCTGTATAGTCAGGTCTTCCTATTCTTTGTAGTGTAGATTCATATACACCTACAGGTCCAAATCCTATCTTTATTCTATGAATAACAGTATGTGCCCTAGTGTCAGAAGTAACTCTCTTATTCTCGGTCACTTTGTAGTAGATAGTAGGAAGTGTCACGGACATGGTGTACTCATAACCTATTAGGAAGTCTTGTCCTGTCCAATCACCAGTTATTTCTAAATTAGATCCATTAACTGTTATATCTGCATACCTACCAATAGCTACTGGTGGGTTAGCTGAGTCATCTATGTCATATGCGACTAGCTGATTGCTACTCTCTAGTCCTGTAGGTTTAGGAAATGTAGTTTTACCACCACTAAATGCACTAGATGCTAGTGATGTCACCTTCATTAGGTGGTCTAAATGTACCCGATTATCATGCAAATTATATGTATTAGCATCCATTTTTAAGCTGTATTTAAGTAACTGGTACTTAACACCGTTCTTAACTACAACAAATAAGGAGTCATCTTGCATGCAATGGTACTGTATTTCACCTGTTAAGGTCCATTTAAACCAAGCTGCTAACTTTCTTTCTCTAATATTCTGGAAATATTTATAGCCATACAATGTAGAACTACCTTCTTCACTAAAGAATATGACGCCGTTCTCTTCACTATTAGAGATCTGTGTAAGATCACTTTCAAATAGCTTAGATACAACAGCACTCTGTTCTATAACATTAGGCTCACCCTGTCTAACAATGTCTGCCATCTCCCAGAATCGGGATTTTTTACCAGCATTATCTAAGAATCCTACGGAAGTACCTAAAGAAACTGGACTGGTTTTGGTGTTGAAATTGTAGTAAGCAAGGTTGTTGATCTTAGCTGTAAGAGGAGTAAATGAATCGCTGTCTGTAGTCAACATAAACTGCTGACTCTCAGAGAATAAAACTAAACCTGTGTTTATATTTATTGCATCAAACAATTTAGCTGGTTGTCTAGAACTAGCAGATATATCTATTGGGTCTGAGCCAATCAACTGTATAGCAGACTTCGGCCAGAAGTTAGTAAAGTCTCCCGGTCTGGAAAGTACTATGTTTTCTTCAGATAAGAAACCAAATCTATTTCTAAAGAAGATTAATTTGTTAATAGGTTGACCTATAAATGAAGGTGGTTTGTTAGTAACTAAGTCACCACTTAAACAGTTATCCCATCTAGGAACTGTAAATGTCTTTGCACCTTGAGATGTATTGACTGTATAAGAAGAACCGTCTAGTTCAGTTAGTCTAAAATTACCGTCTGCTGTTCTAATAAGAGCAATAGGCATAGTGTCATATTTAAACTGAATCTCTCTACCCGGCTGAGCTACTTCTCTCCAAGTTCCTTTACCATCTCTACCATTCTCACCAATGAATTTCACATAGTGGTTATCTTCATCAGCAATACTATTAACTACTTCTACAACCATGCCATTTTTACATTGGCTAGGTAAGTCTCCAATATCATTTACTGAACCAGATACAACATTAAGTAATTCATTAACTGGTGTACTTGCGTTGAAACTTGTAGTCCTTTTTATATATAAACCATTACCTATGATCGTCACATCATTAGCAGAGATATTACCTCCGGCTATTATTGATGTTCTGATATCACCGAGAATACTTTCAGCAGTAATAGTTGTTTCAGTATCAAATGGTGTAGGGTTAGGTCTAGCAAGTGCTAAGTTAGCCTGAACCTTAGATGTACTAATAGCTTCTACAGTTAATTTATAGAAACCATCTTTCATCCAGAAGTAAAAGAAGTCTCCTTCTTTCCAACCTTCTCCTCCATAGAGTAGGTCGTATGTTGTTGTATATCTTGCCTGATATGTAGTCTCCATGTTCTCACCAGTACCAGTTGTGTATGGTACTGACTGACCTGTTGTAGCTACACGGAAATATAAGTTAGCTCTGCCACTATGGTAGTCAGACCCAGAACCAGAACCACCTTGTTCATATACTCTTACCGGGTAACTGTAATTGGTGTTAGTTATACCACCACCTGATTTAGTACCGCCTGTAGCTGCCGTATCATAAAGTGTTTTGTTACTGTCAACTGCAAATATCTGTGTACCTACGTTAGGAGCATAAGCATCTCTACCATCTCCTGCACTATCATCACATCTAGTACTTTGTGAACCTCTGGGTGAGTGTTCAACCATGAAACCATTACCATCACAGTAGTTATTACTTGATCTAATCATGTCTACTCTGATACGAGTAGCTGTCCTAACCTCTGTAAAGTGACTGGTCTGTGTACCATCTTGGTCAAATATATTTACTGCATATTGCTTGGCATAAGATATAGCTTTTAAATCTATATATACTTCTTTACCAAAATTATCTAATGGAGCTGTAACAGTACTATCCATTAAACAAGTTACGTTTCTGTTATTGATATAGGTGAAGTCGTTTAGTGTTAGTGTCTGGATATCTTCATCACCTGTGTGATATAAATATTTCCCTGAACCACTACCACTCGTTGCATCTACAACGGTTACATTATTACCTGTAAGGCAGTCATACATTCTGACTGTCCCGTCTTTTGCTACTTGTCCTATATATTGTTCTGTGTCATCTCTGTAATAGTGGAACCACCTACCGTCTGATGTACAGTTTTTACTGCTAGGTGAGAAGTCACTAAGAGAACCCACAAACTTACCAGCCGGTCTTTTCTGTAATCCTTGTGATACATCCGGGAGAGCATTTACCATGTCTCTTACCTGACCGGGTATCATATATTCATCTGGTTGTTGTGAGATACCCTGAGTCAAGTTAGGTATAGTCTGTGTGATGTTAGCCATTATCTAATCAATGCTTTGTAAGGTTGATATGCACGATAAGAAGACTCATTCGGCCACCCCATGTAGTTAGCGTCAGAATGCTGACACTCGTATTCCATAGCTGCTGCTTGAGTTTGAGTCTCTTCCTGCTTTAATAGTTTTACTAATTCTGTATTAGACACTAATTGTGAAGCTGCTCTTACTGCTGCTCTTGCAATTATGTATCTCTGTACTGGTGGTGGTACGTCGTCAAATTTTAAAAGTTTAACGTAGTCAAATTTCATGTCTCCTTCAAAGACATTTGTATCTCTTATGAGGTCATATAACTTTCCATCTCTTCTTGTTACATCTTGGAATCTGTCAGACTGTCCATCACTTACATCGTAAGCAATAGCGTCAGCAGGAATTTCAAAGTGACCAGAACTGTCTGGAGATTTCTCTATATTATATTGAGTGTTAAAATGCCAGCCACTTGATTGGACGTTCTTGTTAGTCTCTGTAAGTATGTTGACAATTATTGATATCTCTGGATTAGCAAGAGGGTCTATACCTCCAGATGGTGTAAGAGTGGTGATAGGTGATTGACCAATGCTACCCAAAATTGAGTTAACTGCGGATAGTTCTGTATCGGTACTAATTTGAATAGCCATAATAAATAAAAAAAAGGGGGTCCGAAGACCACCCTTGTATAAAGTCTTAACCGTTCTCTGGATAAGTTCCGCCGAACTTAGTAGGTGCTGTTGCGCCAACATATAGTTCAACTGCTGCTGCTGGGTTTAGGAAATCTACTCCCATAGCAAGTCTTCCAAGGATTACGTCACCTTGGTAAACAACAGAAACATCACCTGAAGTTACCTGAACTTGAGGACCGATAGCTTCTACAACTGCTGCTGCTTCCTTCTGGAAAATTAATCCACAAGACTTAGCAAAGTCAGTAGTGTTACCGTAGTTGTTGTTTAAACCAGTTACTGACTTACGTCCATCTTCTAGAGCTGTACCAATGTGGTCACCCATGTTAGATGGTGAAGTTTCACCAGTTGTTCCGCCGTATGCAACACCGTGCTTGCCTAAGAATGGTACATTCATAGACTTATAGATCTTGATACCAGCGATTTCAATGATTCCGTTTCCGGACTGCAATGCAGAACCTTGAACGTCTCTATTGATTAGTCCGTTTGAACCAATGTCTTGGATCAAAGCGTAGTATTGACGAGGGTTTAGAACCGCTACTCTTCCTGAGGAGCTGACTCCTTTTTCGTCTAGTGCTGCTGCTGCATCGTAGAAAGCATTAACTATATTGCCTGCGTTGTAAGCATCAGAATCATTTGTTGTTGCTCCAACTCTGATCTGTGTTCCACCGGGCTCTTTGAAGTTAGTCTTAGCTACAGGTGAAGCCTGTCTAGCACCTTTAGCGATAGCTCTGAAAGCTAATCTGTCATACTTTTCAGCAAGAGCGTATCCGATCTTACGAGAAATTTCACCACGTAATTCATAGTGAGCAAGTGTCTCGTCTAGTTCGTAAACGAATGCACTTGAGATAAGAAGGTCATCACATGTGATTGTCTTCTCAGCTACTGGAGGTGCACCGTCGCTGTTACCTAGTATGCTGTTGCCGGGTGTATGGTACTCGGCTGTTGTTCTACCTGTGTAGATGAACTGAAGACTCTTTCCGTTCTTGAGTGTACGCTTCATGATTAGATCACGTGCGATTGTCTCGTGCTGGAAGCCTTTGAACATCTCACCTGAGAACAATTTTAAATATAGT